AATGTCATTTGATTTGTTAAGGCACCAGAGTTTGCATCTTTAACAATAGTTTTAAAACCATTTTCAGAACGAACTGGTCCGTTGAATGTTGTATTAGCCATATAAATTCTCCTTGTCTTGGCTAGTGTCTACTTTCGTAGTCAAGGTTAATTAAAAGAGGGAGTCCCTAAACTCCCTCTCATGCACAGTGAATTTATGCCGCACCTTCAGTTCCGAATAAACCTCTCCAATCGGTAAAACCGAAAGAGTATCTTTCACGAACCTTATAACGTACATTACCTGTTTCAAATTCACCTTCCACACCTCTTTTTAGTGGGGAACGTTGAAACATTTTCATACCATCTGGTACATCTGTTTTAATAAAAAATGCATCACTATCTGTTAATCTTCTCATAATGTGAAAACCTTGTGGTAAATATGAGCCAGAACGTAATACGTTTATGTCATTATCAGCAGTACCAGTTCTTAATTCACTATTCAATATTCTTTGAGCAGTAAAGGTATATGCAGTAGGGATAATAAGCATTTGTCCCTGTGCCGCAATTCTCAAACCTTTATCGTCTTTCATATCTGCAATTTGAATTAAGAGCGATTCTAGTGATGTTTCACTTAAATCTGCCGCTGTTGCCAAAGTATTACTTTGATTACCTGATTGGGTTGGGTGTGAGGTTGATAACAATGCCACACCATCACCACCAGCATGTACACCAGCAGTTGTTGAATTGTTTAAAATATTTGCCGCCTTAATTTCTTTAGTAGCAGACATACTTCTTGCTAAAGCTTTTGTATATCTTGAGGCGATAGAACCATAAAGTCCATCTTCTTCTGCTTCTTCAGTAATTGAAAACGCCAATGCGATTGTTTCATGCTGATACCTTGCAGTAAAACCTTCTGATGCAGTGTCATAAGATACTGGCGCACCCTCGTTTTTTGTTGGTGCATTACCAAAACCTGTTAACAATACATCTTCTTCAAAAGCCTTATTTGATGTGTTGGCATCAAAGACCTTTGCAAATTCTGCAGGGTAACTGTCATATTCTAAGCCGAACAGGGTATTCAAACCCGGCTCAAGCATCTTAGCAAATTGTGCTCTATTCATAGCCATAGTTTAAATCTCCTATATACCAGCAGTTGCTTTGAGCAAGTGCTCGTTAATTAATACTTCAACTTGTGCAAATTCAGCAAAACTATTTGATGGTTCTTCATATAAACCAATAATTTTACATGTTGCTGTTCCAGTACCCATGGTACCATTCAAGCTGAAAGCCGATTGACCTGTGTTTGTAGAACCAGCGCCTGCAACAACATCTGCACAATTACCTACGTTGGTTTGTGCCGGAGTTCCTGCTGATTGTATTCTATAAACAATGTATGGGTCGTCATAAACATAAGCAATTATATCTGTTGCTACTGTTCCTGATGGGAAAAATTTAGAATATACATATTCGCCATCACTTGCTGTGTAAGAAACACCTGCGAAAACACCTATGTTATTAGTTTCTGTGGCTGTATGTGGTGTTATTTGTCCATTTGCATCAAGGATACATAAATCCCCAGTAAAAATGTTCTCAGCCAAACCAGAAGCTATTGTATATTTGTTTGCTCTTGGTGAACTTCCACTCATGTGACGAAGAGGTATTAATCCATATGGTGCATTTGCATTTGCCATAATTTAAGTCCTTTTCTTCAAAGTGTTAATCCTCCATGGCAGACACTTGCCTACCACGACTACTTGTAGACTTCCTATCTTGATAAATAGGTTGTCCAGTGCGCCGACCTAATGAATCTAATTCACCAGTTAAAGCCTCATTTTGTTGGTCTGACTTTGCATTGTAATATGCCTTCATCTGCTGATGTTTTTCTTTTGGCATTTCACAAAGTAGCATTCCCTCAATACCTATGCAACCAACCCATTGTCCATGATTGATTGTAGGAAAATGTTGCTCTTTAACTGTATCAGATTTTCTTGGTTCCCAACCTTCTCGTAGACGTTTGTATACGTTATCGGGAGTATCTTTACCCTGAATCGCGGTAGCTACCCATCGTTGAACATACCCCGGTCGTGCTTCTGGGGCATCTAACAATGCTGGTGGTTTCCAATGTGTTTGAGGTCTTGCCTCTTCGTCTCGCATTGAAATCCTTAAATCACTTCTTGAACTCTTACTAGACATATTATGTATCCTTCCTGCTTAAATTGGTTATTTCTTTAGCATACTTTTTAAGATGCTCAGGGTCCGTTATACCTAATTCTCTTGCCATTCTTAGTTGCTCCGAAGTCATTCGTATTCGGTTACCTCTGTATGCCTGACCACCTGTAGTGGGTGCAACTGCTTGTCTACTTTGTCTAGGCTTACTTTCAGTTACCTCTTTTTTAGATATTAGCTCGGGAAAACTCTTTTGTAAACGATTATTTAATTCATCATAATATGATGCATCATTTTTATCGTAGCCTTCTATGTCAAGCTGAACATCTATTGCTCTTGCCATGGCTGTTTCTTTTTCAAACCCTTTGGCATTAAACCAATCGTTTTCTCTCCACCAATTCATTGCCTTCTCTGGTGCAGGATTTGTGGCTTGTTGTTGTGCTCTACCAACATTTGGCGAGGTTGTCTCGCTTTGTTGTCGTTGTGCCTTCGCCTGATTTTGTAAAGCAATAGCAGTTTTTATATCTACCAATTCTTCATTAAATTTAACCTGTTGTTCTGTATCGCCTTCCTCTATTGCTTTTGCTAAGGCTTTTTTGGTTAAATTATAATGTTCTGCTAGTTGGTTTTGACCTTGTGTTTCATTGGCTTTTTCTATCTTTTCAAGCCTTTGTGTCAATCCAGCGACAGTATTTTGTAGATTTTGTGCTTCTTCTTCTGCATTTTTTTTATCACGTAAGATTTTTTTAATTCTTCTTTGTACTGCCGCACTCATTTCTTCGTCAGCAATTTCTGGTATTTTTTTCTTCGGTTCAGTTTTAATCTCTTGTTTTCTATCTGGGACTGCTGGTCTGTTTTCGTTAGATAGTGGTTGTGGTTCTTCTATTTCTATTTCTATTTCTTGTTCTTTTAACTTGTTTTTGGCTTCATCTATGCTTTCGTTAATCTCAGCATTGACTTCTTCTAAAACTTTATCTTCTATATTATTTTCCATGGTTGCGACCTCCAAGTTGCGCATTAAATATAAGCGGTTACTTTTACTCCCTCAGGCAAGATTGATGTAATCTCGTCATCATTTAGTAAAATAAACCGTACGTTATTAACAACAATCTTTTGCCCAGCATATTTACCAAACGTAACAAAATCGCCGACCTTAGGTGTTGTTTCTTGTCTCCACTTAGCTCCTGTGTCTCTATCTCGGTAGGCTAATTCACCAATAGCAACGACATGACCATGTGCAGTTAGAATTTGCTGATTATCTTTAGCAGTTTGTGGTAATATAATACCACCTTTGGTCTCTGTAGAAATTTCTGCTGGTTGAATTAGTATCTTCCAGTTTAGAGGCTTTGGAAGTTGATGTGATGCAATAGTTGCCTTAGACAAACTATCTGCATAAATTTTATCTCCGTGTTGATGAGTCACGTTATTCATCTCCTATATTTATTTGTTTTAAGGTTTCGTCAATTATTTCACAAGATTCTTCTATACCTTGAGCAATACCGACATTTTTTTGATATGATTGAAAATCGGACATTCGTCCATCAACCATATTATTCGCTATTTCCGCTTTCTTCTTTTGTAGGTTCTTCTTTATCTGATTTAACAGGTCCGTCGTGTTCATTTATAGATGCCTCCCCAGACATTGAAACACCAGTAACATTAATAGTTACATCTTTTTGTTCATTATCCATATTACTTGCCTTTTTTAGCTGTTTTAACCTTTTTAGTCTTTTTAGTTTTTTTCTTAGCCATTCCCTTTTTACCTTTTGAGTGGTACATATTTTTGCCTCCTTTTAAAAGTTTAGAAAATTGTGCCCTATTTAACATTGCTACTCCATAACAACACAATTAGTGTATCAGTTCTATTTTGATATAGATAGTATTTTTAAAAAAAATTACAAATATTTTAAAAAAAACCTTTTTTGTGTTGACTAATACTGGCTATTTGGTACTATAGAATCATAAATTATCAATTTCATGGGAGAAAACAATGATAAATTTTACTACAAATCAAGAATATCAAGGCAACAACATAGATTTATTACAAGGTCTTGGTACTGAATTCTGCACATTTAGACAAGCAGTTGATTATTACCATCTTACTGGTAAAGAATTAAAAGGTGCTAAATCTTGTGCAAGATTAATGAAAATTGTTGATAAACAAGAAATGAAAAATGGTAAATTGGTAAAAGAAAAAAGACCAGTTTATTTCAACGTTTTTGAAAAAAACCATCTTATAAAAACCATGTTAAAAAATGGTCATGCACCTTTTGAGGGTACAGATGAACAAGAATATAATGCTGATATTGAAGCATATGAAATAAACAATAAATAACAACAGGGGGGTTTATCCCCCCATCTTTTGGGAGAAAACAAAATGCAAAAATATTTAATATTACAACCTAATCATTCAGAAATTGACGATGGTACTGCCTACCAAATCTCTAGGTCTAATGTAGATGTTATTCGTGAGGCTTGGGATAATGGTAATTATAGAGATGCAGGTTATATCAAGGCAGAAAATCTTAATGAGGTTTTTAGAATTGGTAATACAGAGCCAGACGAAATAGAAAAGATTGATAAATTTTATTCTATATCTTGTGGCGATATTATCATTAACACAGAATCAAAGGTTGCACATTTGGTTGCACCTCTTGGTTTTCAAGTAATTAGATGTAACGTACAATAGGGAGAAAGCAATGAAAGATAAAATTACCAAATCTGAGGCAAAACGTTTATGTGAAAAAGATGGTTTCACTATAGATGTTCTTAATAAGATGTTTGAAATAACAAGAGAACCTAGAAAATATACATTTACTGTTGAACATGAAAGGCAAAATGCCATCAAGGTTTTAAATGTTATTTCTAATTTAAATCAAAAACAAAGAGAAAGGGTATTGCATAGGGCATCTTTATTAAATAAGGTCTAAAGGAGGTGTCCTCCCCTCGCCTACCCTAGTCATTAATTTGGCTAGGGTTTTTAATTGGCTGATTTACCTGTATCGTATTCTATATCATCTCGCATAAATAATGCTATATCATTTGGCGATTTACCTTCTTCTTTCAAGGTTTGATAATATTCTTCTACTGCACTATTTTTTTCTTCAACGACATCTAGGTCTTCGTATAAATCCATAGCTGGGTCTGATAATATATTATTTTTATCAATCTTTGCGCCATCATCTAATGCCATTTGTTGCACTTTATATCTAAATTCGTATTCGTCATCACCTGCAACATCTATTGACATATCATCAACTAATTTTTGGTTAGCCATAATTTCATCTACTGAGGTTTGGTTAGGGTCAATACCATATGTTTCTTTTATATAATTGTCTTGGTCTATTTCGTTATTTAATCTTCTATATGCAGGTACTCTGTCATAAAGTATTTGTCCTATAATTTCATCAGATGTAAAGCCTTCATCGTTGGTCAAATCTTGTAAATAATTTCTTAGTTGTGGTCTAATGAATGCCTTTTGTGCTGAGGCAAATGTTATTTTTGGTTTTACCATTTTTGATGCTTTAGAAACCATTTTTATTGCATCTGGCACTTGTGTTGAAATTGCACCTAATGCACCTACCGTTGCTGTATCTTTTAAGAATTTTCTTCTACTTGGGTCAAAATCTTGATTTTCTGCTATATTTGTCGTCGTATTAGCCTCGCCTGATGTTGGTAAAGATGTTTTTTGTATATTCATACCCACGTCTTTTGATGGCTTTGTAGCCTTCGCTTTCAGCGATGACAGAAATTTTCTCGCAGGTTTTGTAATAACCGCAGTCAATGGTATCGCCTCTGCTGTACTTAAACCTACTTCTATTGCAGGCACGCCAATATCTGGTCTTGCAATTGTGGTCATTACTGGGTTGTTCATAAAAGCTAATAAAGACAAGGTTCTTTTTAATTTATCTGGTTCTGCCTCTCTAATTGCCTTATCTGCTTCTTCTCCAGCAAAATAAGCACCAACAGGTGTAAAATCTAAAAGACCAATATTCTCTGTGAATTTATCGCTTTTAATATCTCCTGTAAAACTTCTTGCGATATCCATATTGGTTGCTTTGCCCTCTCGTACTGACCTATCACCAATATTGTAATTATCCATGAGATAATCTAAGGCATCTGCAATCTTTTTCTGAGTAACTTCTCGTGACGATAATTCTGCCATCAAACCTGTCCTGCTGTTAGTTTTCTTGCTAATATTTTTAATGTTTGGTTAAAACTCTTGTCAAGTTTGCCTGCCAATTTTGCAAATTCTTTTGGGCTTATTTCTTTTGTTTCTATCTTTCGTCTTTCAAGAAACTTTTTTGCCGCCCTTATTTCTGCATTTGCTACTTTCTTTACTGCCGACATTATATTCCCTCGTCTCTTATTATATCTTCTTCACTGCCTATCATTTTATTTGCAACTGTACCTGCAATACCTGTGGCGATTATTGGAGAATATAAGGATATGCCAGAATCAATATTTTCTTTTACATCATCTGTTAAATATATTGTTGGTGTATCGCCAATATATCCTCGAAAACCATCATTATGTCCTATTAATGCAGGTGTTTGGTCAAGTTCATTTAGTACATCTCTATCAAAATAATCGTATCTTCCGCCTACACGAATCATATCTGTTGCTTCGTCTAAAGAATTTTGGTCTAACCATATATCAGTATATTCAAGTTTTGCATCAGTACCTTTCAATAAATTTTTGGCAACCTTTGGAATAACAACATCATAATATTGAGTTAAATTAGGTTGGTTCCATCTTTTATCGTGAATTTTACCAGAAGAAAACGCAACACCATCGTAATCATTGTCTTTCGCGTGTTTTAATAGTCTTTTAATTGCTAATTCAGTAAACCTTTCAGAAGAACCAATAAACGGTGCTGATGGTATATTACCTACAGGTCTTAATTTTACATCGTATCTTACAGCATTTCCCAGATTTGTTTGTAAATCTTTTATTTTATCGTACACCTCATCAAGAGCATCTTCTGGATAATCAAAACCTATTGCACGATTACTCGTTGAGTCAGTAACAGTTGCATGTACCTGTAATCTGTTTTCAACCAAAGCATTTATCTTTGGATTTAAATATTTTTCATCAAATTCTAATTTTGTCATTTGTCCGTCAAATGGTGTAGAAATAATATCTGTATCGTCAATAGAATTATAATATTCAAAAAGGTCTGTAACATTATCTGGTATAGTTATTTCTGCAATATTATCATTTACAACCTGTTCAATAATATCTTTGGTTTCTTTTTTCATAAAATTATTAAATTCTTTCTCGCCCATAAATCTTTTTAACATATCTCTATTAAATGCCTGTAATTTATCAAATTCTGCTTTACCTGCAACAGAACTCATGTCAGGTCTTTTGTTAAATTCTTTTGTATATATTTTATTTGCTAAAACAGTTTCAATCGCATCAATCTTTTCTTTAAATTTACTCATATCAACATAATCTGTAACATCATTGTATAAATTTTCTGGTATTTTTAAATTATCTGTTAATGCCTCAATATTTAATTTTTGAGCACTTTTTTTATCTATACCTCTATTGGTAAATATCTTAACTTTATTATCTTTAAGTTCGTTAAATTTATATTTAGTCATTTGTTTTTTAACTATATCTTCAAAACTATGCGCACTTTCATAATCAACATTTGGTAAGTTAGCAAAAGTATCTTTAAAATCAACGTCTTGAAAAGATGGTTGCAATCTTCTTATTGAAGAGTCATCGTATGTTGTTCCTGACATTCTTGCACCTCTCAAATCAGCAATGTTTGTTTTATCTTTTAATGCATCAATAGAATCTAAAACATCACCAAAAATTTTATTATTATATCTATTTATGAATGCCTTTTTCTCTTTTTGCCCCATAACAAGACCTCTTCTTCTGCCCTGTTGCGACATATCTGATTGTATTTCTTCTACATACAATATCTTTCTACCATCTTCATCAACTCTGTCTTTTGTTCTTGTGAATACAACAACATTTTTTTCATCGGCTGTATGTGAAAAGTTTTCATAATCTTGTTTGAGTACCTCAATATCACCTGTATCTTTATTTAACCTTATGTTTCTATCAATACCTAAATCTAAAACCTTTCCATCATTTAGTATTCTTAACATTTGCGGACTTAATGTAATGTCAGTATTATCGCCAGTAATTGCATTTAAATTAATTATAGTACCAAATTTATCTTTTTTTACTAAATCATCATATTTACCTGCAATAGATGCAACATTATCGATAGGTTCAGGCATTGTAAGTATTATCTCTTGATAGTTTGTTCCACCCGGCAATGTATATTGCTCATGCATTGGCATTAAACTTTCATCATCTACCTTATTTATCTTTCTTCTATATCCATCTAGCGTTACTTTTGCCTCATTAAAACTAGGTTTTACAGGACTAACAAACATATTTGCATCAGCGCCTTTTTTTCTAGCTATAACCTCATAACCAATTGTATTATTACCTTGTATTCTATAAACAATATCTTTGTCAGCATCTAATGATGGTGAAAATTCAAACTTCACTATATTTTCTACATCTGGACCTAATGATGCCATGGCAAAATCATCTGGGTCTAATAAACCTTCTTGTCTGGCTTGAGTTACAACAGGTGTTAATACTTCTGTTTGAAATTGTGTGCTCAAATCTTCAAAATTTATTTTATTAATAAACGGATTTTTAAAAGTACCAAGTCTAGTCGCACCAGTACCTGATGAATCTACATCTAATTCTGCAAATGCTTCTAATGCTGATGGTACACCATCATCTATATCATTCAAAAAACTTTGTACGCCATATCTACCTCTACCCGGCCCAACAGGTTCAATTACAGATAATTCAAATGGTTCATAATTTATTTCTTTGTTAACTACTTTATCACTTTTAATTATTTCATTTACTCTTGTTTTATTGTCTACCAAATAGTCTTTTAATTCTTGTGATGTAATTTTTTCTCCCTTTGGTAAACCAAGTATTTTATCTTCAAGACCTGTAAAAATCATTTCTTCTTGCACAGGTTTTCCAAATTTAGATAATAAACCTGCTGTTCCTGATGTTGCTTTTGGGTCTAATCTTAATAAATCTTCAGCAACAAATTTATCTTGACCAAGTAAATCTATTGCCTTTTCTGTAGGCGAGAACATACCTAATTCATCTAATGCTCCAAGTGTACCAAATTTAAATAATTTAAATATCTTAGACATTATGTACTTTCTTCTAATCCTGCCAACGCACCAACACCTACTGCAGTTGTAACTGGTGGTACAATAGATGCAAGAATATTACCATCTTCTACCTTATCTGGGTCAAATTTAGCAAATACACTTCTAACATCACCTTTCTCTGGACTAAATAATGCAATAGTTCCCGGTGCATAAGGGTCTCCACTATAACCTGTAAATCCCAATTCTTTCATTTTTTTAATTACTATTGGGTTTTCTAAAGTGTATGGCATTTGATAATTTGACATTTCTATGAAAAAATCATCATCAGTATACTCGTCTCGTAATTCTAATTGTTTATCTTTAAAGTAATTAAATATTTTTCTATCTTCTGGAGAACTTTTTTCAATGGCATTTCTAAGCATTGCAATATGTTCTTTATTTCTTGGTAAGAATATATTTCTTAATTTTAATTTTACTGGCATAGAACGAAGACCTGTTATACCTTTCTTAGTATCAGCATCACTCATTGCATCAAAAATTTCTTCTAGGTAGTCTTTTGATGAAGTAAAATATGTTGCACCTCTTGTTCCCTCAAAACCATCGTACTGCCAATCTTCCATCTGTTTTGGTCCAACTCCTAAATCGGCAGGTGCATTTGGGTCAAAACTTGTTATATCTTCTCTTGTCATGTGATAAAATGTTCTAGGGTCAAAACCTTGTTTTTTAAGTTCTTCTTCTGATGGCAAAGAACCTATCTTTTCTGGTACTTTTTCTAATGCCTTACCTAATGCTTTCATTAATATACGTGTTTTTGACATCTACCAAGCCTTACATGACCAATATCTAGCTGTTGTCTTATCTGTGGCAGTATCACAATTATGCCTTGCCCTAAAAGATTTTCTTCTTGCAGGTGATGTTTTCTTTATTCTCATATTAGGGTCGCCAAATGTAATCTTTTTAACCTTACCTTTATCCATTACAAAGACCATAGACTTCTTTTTACCATAAGATGGTTCGCCTTTTCTTATACGTCTAGGCTTATTTAAGGTTACTTTTCTGCCTTTATATTCAGCCATTATTCGCTACCCATAAAATAGTTTTCTAATATAGAATCAATAATCGCAGTTGGCTCACTATCATTTGCACCAAAATCTTCAAATTTTTCTTGGATATTTCTCATGTAATTTTTTGCATCATCAAAGCTACCTAATTTTATTGCCTTAATAATTTCATCATTCATGCTTTTATTTATAAATCTTTCTTGGTCTATATCTTCGGAAAAAACTTGAAAATCTATTAATCCTGCACTTTTTGTTTCTGTTGGTGTTGTTTCTCCTAAAACACCTTTCTTTTGAAATTTAAGGTCGTCGCCTTTACTTATTGCCTCTATATTTTGATTATCAATATTTTTTAATGCACCTGTATCAACATCTGGCATAAACTTATCTTGTAAAAGTTCTCCGAGTGCACCTAATAATATTTTAGATTTAGCCACTATTTTTTCTTTTGTGCTGGTGTGTGAACTTTTTGTATTTCAAATGATGCTTTTTTAACTGCACCCTTATGAGGTTTATAGTCACCTTTCATTAGCTTAAAACCAGAACCTGACTTCATCCAATGAAACCCTTTAGGTGCGTCTACTGCTTTTTTTGCCATCTTTTTTCTCCTTTTGCTGTTTTAATGTTTTTTTGGCTTTTTTAAATATACTTGCGACCTTTGTCTTTCCCATTACTTTTGCTCTTTGTTCACCGACAGTAAGTATTTGTATCTTTCTCGCATATGGTTTATTGATTCTTTTAACCTTTCTAACCGTGTCTTGTGCATCTGTTGGTGTTGCAAATTTGATGCTAACTGTGTCTTTAGGGTTTTCATCTGTGTAGAGTCTTCTGTCGCTCCCTTTTGGTTTTTTCCCTGTACCAACTCTTGGGTCTTTCTTCTTCTTAGGCACTTTTCTTCTTCTTACCTTTACCTAGCAAATCTTTATCTGCCTTTCTTGCTCCACCTTTGCCTGTAACAAAACTTTTTACGCGTCCCATAGCCCATTGATGCGCTGATGTCTTTGGTCTACTGCCACTCGAATAGTATGCCCCTAACCCTCTTTTATAGACCTTATCTAGCTTTTCTTTTGAGAACCTACCTGCTCCCGGTATTGATGAATATTTACCTTTTTTCTTTTTGGTGGTTTTCTTCTTGGTTTCTGCCATTATGATTTACTCCTTTGCTTACTTATCTTATCCATCTGTGCCTTGGTAAGTTTGCCTTCTCGGTAAAGTTTTGCAGTTCTTCTTATCTCTCTTTCTCTTGCCTTAGGGTTCTTTGCACCTGCGAGATATTTCTTAGGCGTACCTTTTTTTGTTTTTGGTACCTTCTTAAACCTTCTTTTTGTTGGTTTTTTTGCCATTCTTTTTCTTCTTTCTTAATTTTGCAAAGTCTGCACCAGTTATCTTTGTTCTAGGTTTTGCTATTCTTGCCAATGCTTTTTGTTTTTTAGAATATTTACTAAATGGCATTACATTCCCTCTCCAAGACTTTGTAATTCTTTCATTAACATCAAACCTTGTATTTGTATTTCTTTTACATCTGATGCCATCATTTGCCTTATTGTTGGTTCAAGGTTTGCATAACCTACACTATCTAGTAAATCTTCTAATTTCATTAAAGGCAATTCAGCTTTTTGCATTCTTTCTTTTGGTAGGTCTGCAAGAGCACCCATTTTTTTAGAAGTACCGGGCATTACATTACCTTCGGTCCCATAGGTCCCAGCATATCATTCATCATTTCGTGTGCATTACCAGAATCCATTTTAATAATTTTAACTTTCATGTCGCCATGTTCTTCTTCTGTTTCTTCATCTTCATGTGGAAGCATCATTGTTTGATGACATAATAATAGAAAATTAACTAATTGCTCATCGCTTAATTCTAGGCCTTCCGCGTCTCTTGGGAAGCCCATTTTTTCCATGAACAACTCTTCGTTCTTCTCCATGTTGCCTACTTCTACTTCTTCCATTTTTATCTCCTTTTGGTTTTATAAATAGACCTATTGAATAACATATTGCCTCTCCAATAAATTTGCCTATTTTGATTGAAACTCTATTTTTACCAACCTTGCCTTCTGATAAATCATATGCCATTTGTTCTGCCCAAGCACACGCAATTGGTTTCATAATTTTAAAAGTAAAGCCTTGTTTCCTCATTCTTTCTGCTATTGGTTTTCCCCAAGTAGCATATCCGTTATATATTTTTCTATTTACCTGTTGACCATATCGTTGGTCGTATTTGTAAATACTCATAGGTAGTATATTCATTTCAAACAAAACTGTACATATAAAAGTTGGGTCTGCATTTGCACTATCGCCTTGATTTTCTAAAGTTGCCGCTCTTGCAAAGGCTGGGTCATAACCCTTTGCACCTACAAAATTACCTTTTTCATCTCTTGTGCCAAAATTTACCTGAGTTGTTTTATCTTCTGCAAATTGACCTGTTGATTTTAATTCATTATCAAAAAAACCACCTTTCATAGCATCACCATAACTACTATATCCTGATATTGCTAAATCTTCTTCTATCATTGCCTTATCTTGTGGGTCTATACCACCTCTAAAGCCAGTACTTGTTATGTTTTGTGCAGTTCTCCCACTTGAAAAAGGTTGTGTTGTATATACTTGTTGGTTACCAAAACGACCACCTGCATCGCCTTCAGCAATCTCAGTCTTTGTAAACATTCTATTTTGAATAGGTGCTAAATCTAAATCAGGTCTTTTACTTGCAATGTATTTTTGTATATCATCACGAGTAATATTAGGTTCTGTAGAGAATGGGTCGTTGGCTTTAAATTGCTTGATTTCGTTTATTACTGCATTTGTGGCACTTTCTCCAGTACCTGCCCTTTTTAACGTAGCACTTAATCCTGTATCAAGTTGATTTGGACTTTGTGTATTTAGAAAGTTGGTTGCGGCATCTTCTGTTTGTACTTTACCAATTGCTTGACCAAGTATTGCTAAATCTCCAATACCGGGCAAAGCACCAAATATTGTTTCTGGTCTTAATGTAAAATCTACATTAAAAGACGAAAGAGGCTTAAAACCAGCCTCTTCTGCTAAAATACCTGTCTTTAGAGTTTCTACATCTTTTAATGAAAATGGTTCTTTTGCCATTTAAAACCTATGTACTTGGTGCATTTCTTGATGTTATGGTATTCATTGGGTTTTCAGTTCTATCTGCTCCCATTTCACCTTCTCGCTCTACAGTACCTTGTCTTGCCATTGGTAATGCACCTAATGTTCCACCTCCCATTGTTGCACCAACTGCACCTTCTACCATACTATCTTGCATGTTACCCATGACTGCCTCTATCGCATCTTCAAGTGATATACCCATTGTTGTTAATGCTTCTATTGCTTCTCTATCTGCCATAGTTAAACCTGACATGGCATCTTCTACACCACTCATACCAGCCATTTCGCCTTCACGAACAACACTTTTTGGGTCTAAAGTTTTCATCATGTTAAATACCTCACGAGTACCTGCACCCATTCTACCCATGGCTGTTTCTTCTGGTTTGCTTTTTATCAAATCTGCAGGTGTTCCACCCATCATACCACTCGGTCTTGCTGGGTTTACTATTGATGGGTCATCTTTCTCCATGCGTTTCATCATATCTCTATAATTTTTTGTGCCTTTATCTGTATGTCCCGGCATTTTAGCCTCCTTGTTTTGCTATATTTTTCTCTCTAATAATCATGAGTTCTTGCTCTAACTTCATCATTTTAGCCTGTAAATCTTGGTTCAATTCTGCTTGTTTAATGGCTAGGTCTTGTTTGGTTTCTGCATCTTTTATAGCCATGTCTTGTTTCGCTTTTGCCGCTTCAATTTGTAGCTCTTGTTGTGTCTTCATTTGTAACATTTGTTGTTCTAATTGTGCCAACTGTTGTGCAAATTGTAACGGATTTGCTTGTTGACCTTGACCAAGATTTGCGATTGCTTGTATTTGTGTCATTTGTGGTGATTGTTTTACAACCTCTGCCGCTCTTTGTGAAATCTGCATATCTAACTCTGGTGGTAAATCTTCAAATTTAAATTTAGCATCTCTAATATCTGGTAATGGTGCTAGTTGCATACCTATCGCTGTCTGCATTCTTTGTCTATATAGAAGTGCAATATGTTCTGCAATATGTGCAATTAAAATAGGTTGAAGGTTTCTTGCACCCGGATTACCACCTAACGATGGGTCTTGTAAGAATTGCATATGTACATTTATGTGAGCATCATGGTCTTGTTCTGGGAATGCTCTGATAGGTTTACCATACATAATAGACATATTCTCGTCTACAGGGTCTAAACGACTTGCTTCTTCTGGTTCTTTTAATACCTCACCAATATTTGGTATTCTTAATGCCTCTAACATTCTTTTATGTGTATCGTACATATCATAAAGTTGAGGTGCAGTTTGTGATAGTTGTAAAACAGATTGTGCTTGTGCTATTCTCTGTGCAGTACTAAATACGTTAGGGTCTGATACTGGTATAATATCAATCGTACTATCAAAATCAGTAGATAGTATTCGTTGTGTTACACCTGATATTGAAAATTCAAATTGTTCAGGTAAATATTTTGCATTTGTTTTGGCGATTAATTTAAACTCTTGACCTTGTGAATAATGTAGCCTTTTGTGTATCGCGCTAAATGCCTTACTGCCTTG